AAAGCGTGGCTGTCACTAGAAGCTGAAACTATTTTAAAAGCTTTAGAGCAGTATTATGAAATAGATAGCGCTAAACAGATTGCATTAGATGATTTTTATACATGGTTTCATACTGTGTTTGCTCCTGACTTACCTAGAAGTAAACAAAAAGAGTATGCAGCTATATTTAAAAAGCTTTCTATAGTGCCAGATGAAAAGATAGAAATCATTCTTAGTAAAATGGAACAAGACTTAGTAAAAGATAAGATATTACGATCACTTGAAGAAGGTGTTAACAAAGATTATCTATTAGAAACCTTGACGTCATACAATCCTAAAATCGATTTCACAAGTGAGTTTGAAAAGGATTTAGTTAAGGTTGATCTACCCTCTTTAATACAAAATAATGAAAGAAAAGAAGGACTTAGCTGGAGCTTAGACTGCCTTAACAAGGGTATTGGGCGCATTATTAAAGGTGACTTCATTATTATAGCTGGCTATGTTGACAGCGGTAAAAGTTGTTTTGTCATCAATGAAGCTGTACATATGGCTAAACAAATGAAAGATAAAAAAGTTTTATGGTTAAATAATGAAGAGTTTAACGAGAGGGTATTAAAGAAAATACTAAAGTCTACACTAAATAAACCATGGCATTACATAGCTGAGCGACATGAAAACGCCATGAAAGCTTACACACAGCGTATGAATGGTGACCCACAGCGTATATTATTTTATGATATATTTGGCTGGTCTATCAATAAAGTAAGACGTTTGTGCGAAAGTATTAACCCGGACTTGATTGTTATAGATCAAGTTGATAAAATAAGTTTAGGTAAGAAAAGTACGTCCGCTGAGTGGGTAGAAACTGGTAAAGTTTACGAAGAAGTCAGAAGTATAGCTAAATCAGTAGCTCCTGTACTAGGGATTACACAATGTGATGGCTCTGTTAGATACTTTGATAAAGCTGAAAACAGAATTAAGTTCCGCACTGTTATAGATATGTCAGCTTTAAGAGGGTCTAGGGTAGAGAAACAAGAAGAAGCCGATGCTATCATTACAATAGGGCAAGACATAGATAATCCTAATTCCAGATACTTAACAATAGCTAAAAATAAATTTGAAGGTGAAAGCGCAGCTTGGAGAATGTTAAGAGGGTATGAAGTAAAATTTGACGGTGATTTATGCCATTATACTGAAATTGAATCAGAACAGGAGATGATACATGAGTGATAAAACAGAAAAAAAGGGCGACGATTCCTTATCCGACATTCTTGGAGCTTTGGAAAATGATTTATTTAAAGCGTATAGTGTCCCCAAAACTGGGTCAGATCACCATATATACCTATCAGAAAGTATAGAAGGTAGCTTTAGGTATGTAGATTTGTGCCATGCACTGCGTACTAAAACTGCAGAGGATGTAGTATACATATATCTGTCCTGCTTTGGAGGGGACATGTATGCTGGCGCAGCTATTATATCGGCTATACGAGATAGTAAAGCTCAAATCATTACAGTAGTAACTGCACCTACATTCAGTATGGGGTCTACTATAGCTTTGGCGGGAGACAACATGATTATGAAGCCAAATAGTTTCCTTATGTTCCATAACTATACGGCAACAGAACGAGGTAAAGGTCAAGAATTGGTCGACGCTGTGGTTCATGGGGATAAATGGGCTAAAGTCTTTGTAGAAAACGTAGCTGGAAAGTTCTTAACTAAACAAGAACATAAAAGAATTGGCGAAGATAAAGACGTGTACGTACATTGGAATGATGAAAATTTAATAGATAGATATGCAAGACATTGGCCGGGTATCTATAAAGATTTTGCTAAAAGCTTAAAGGAGTAACGACATGCCTAAATTTAAATGCGTAGAATGTAAACTACGGCACGAAGAAGCTGACAATCCTCCCATAGAAGTACGTAATAAATATGGGTATCCTGAGTTATATTGCTATGATTGTTATCTACTGAGTACCGAAGATGTTACGAGAGAAGATAAGGATTTCCTAAAAGATTGGGACAACCCAGCATCAAATGGATCAGAATATGATTAATTTCCGGTATGGCGTAATCGATTTAGAAACTAGTGGAACTAGGACATTTGGGAGATTTTGCAATCCACTTGATACACGTAACGTTATTACATCTATAGCTGTATATGACTCGAAAGATGACTACACTAAAGTCATGTACGATAAAAAGGAAATCAATAGACAAGTTCCTATTTATTTAGATGATTATAAATTATTAGTAGGTCAAAATATAAAATTTGATTTGCTTTATTTGTGGACTAATCCTTACTTGCAAAAGTGGATTAAAGATGGTGGTCAGATATGGGATACTATGCTAGCTGAGTACCTTATTTCCGGGCAACAAACGGGTCAAAATGACTTAGACACCCTAGCAATTAAATACGGAGGTAGGTTAAAAGATAAAGCTATAAGTGATATGTATAAAGCCGGCCTGATGTCTAATCAAATTGATAAAGATCAATTGCTAGAATACAATAGACAAGACGTACTAAATACTAATATCATTTTTAAAAATCAGTATGATTACTGCAAAAAACATAAATTACTCCCCTTAATGAAGACCTATATGGAGCACTTGTTAGCCATTACAGAAATGGAATACAATGGGCTTTATGTTGATGTTAAAATAGCAGACCAGAAACAAAAAGAGTTCGAAGCCAGAAAGATTCAATTGTTAATGGAGTTTGTTGTGAATGCTGGACGATACTTAGATAGTATAAACACACCTGACTGGGCACTTCAAGCAATAGACATAGATTCTCCTAAGCAAGTTAGTGCTTTGTTCTTTGGGGGAGATATAGAAATTAAAAAGAAAGAAGACTCAGGTGAAGTATATAAATCTGGTTTAAAAAAAGGAGAACCTAAGTTAGAAACTAAGATATATAATCACATCTTACCTCCTATGTTTCATACTTTAAAAGATTATGCAACTTCACGAGAAGGTGTATACAGTGTTAAAGATGATGTATTAGTAGACCTTAAACGTAGGTATCCTGAAGTTGATTCAAATAAACTAGAGCTTATCAATATATTACAAGAATATCGCGCCGTATCTAAGTTGTTGTCCACTTATTACTACAACGAAGAGATAGATAAGAGTGGCAATGTAACAAAGGTTACCGGCGTACTGTCTAAAGTGCACCCCAAAACTTCCACTATACATTCTGAGTTTAATAGTGCTACTACCGTAACGGGTAGACTGTCGTCTTCTAGTCCTAATGGTCAAAACCTACCTGTGGAAATAATGGATATGTTTACTTCTAGGTACGGTAAGGATGGCAGCATAGTAGAAATAGATATGTCCCAATTAGAAGTTGTGGTGCAAGCGTTTTTAGCTCAATCTGATATGATGATCACAGATATTAAAGCTGGTATGGATTTTCATAGATTAAGACTTAGTTATGCTTTAAATAAAACCTACGCAGAAGTAAAAGATGTGGACGACTATGCTTACAAACGTAAAACAATAGCCAAACCCATCAGCTTTCAAAAGGCTTATGGCGCTCATTATAAAACTGTAAGTCATAGAACGGGTCTTCAGGAAGACTTGGTTAAACGTGTGTTTATAAAAGAGGATGAACGATACCCAGAAATCCCTTTATTTTATGCTAGTATTGTTGATACGTTAAATAAGAATAAAAAATACACAGGTAAGCTGGCTGAAATCATAGATAAGAAAACTAAACAGATTTTAAAAATGGAATCAGAAAGAGAGTTTGCAGGGGTATATAAAACACCTACAGGTAAACGATATAGATTTGTAGAAAAGGTGATTAATTCAGATAAAGGTGTATTCAGGTATTGGCACATGCCGGACGTACAGAACTACCCAGTACAAGGAACAGCAGCTGACATAGTGTCTTTGTTAGTAGGTACAGTGTATAGACAACTTGTACTAGACCATCCTGATAAATTTAAAATAGTACAAGAGATTCACGACAGTTTAATACTGGATGTAAAAGATGAACACCTAGACTTGATTGTAGATAAAGTTGGTACTATAATGAATTCAGGAGCTAAGTTAATTGAAAAAAGATTTGGATTTAAATTTAACGCCCCACTAAAAGCTGATATAAAAGTGGGGAAATCTTGGAAACAATGCAAAGAGGACTAAATATATGAACATTGATAAAATAAAAGTAGGTAGAGATTATATGTGGGTAAAAGAACTGCCTAATATGTACCCACTTTTAGTTCTTTCCGTGGATAAGGAAAATAATTTGATACGTACAATAGATTACACAGATACCGTGCGTGATGTATCACCAGATGATATTATATTAGAATAAAAAGGAGAGGAACTATGAGTCAAGAGATAAATAGATTAGAGGCTTCCAGGGGGTATGTACAATTACCCCACGCTACATTTGGTTACTTTGACGCGGTTCATTCAAACTTAAAATCAGGAGAATTCACTACTAAAGATAGCGGAAAGAGAGTAGAATTTGAGTCAGGTATGAGAAGAGACACACAAGAAGGCAAACCTCGGTATGATTTAATAGATCGAGACTTTTTAAAAAGATGGGCTTTGTTAATGACTAGAGGGGCTGATAAATATGGTGCCGAAAATTGGCGCAAAGCTAACAGTCAAGAGGAATTAGATAGATTTAAAGCTAGCGCTTTACGTCATCTTATGCAATACTTAGAAGGTGATAGGGAAGAAGATCACGCCGCCGCCGTAGCCTTTAATTTAGCAGCGGCCGAATATGTGAGAAGTAAACTAGAGAAATAGGAGGCTTTATGAAATCCAGTGAACTTGAAGAAGCAATTAAGGCCGCAGAAAGAGTAGTCAAGTTTTCTGGCGAGACCGTCCTTACAGTAGAACATGTCGCTTGGTTTATTTTAAAATGGACTACTGGACAAAGATTGCAAACACAGCATGGGGTTGATATAGAGGGTTTGTGTAAAGAACTCGAACCCTTTATATTCAAAAAGGGAACTCAATATGATTATGAGAATTTTAATAAAAATGTCGTTTTAATGGATGATCAACTAATTAAAACGCTTAACCAAGCTGACCTATTGAATAAAGCTAGGTTTTTATTAACAGCCCAAACCGAACCTGTTGATTTTTTACAAGCCCTGTTTATTTTAAAAGATAGTAAAACCTATTTATTGCTGAATAAATTTGGAGTTACCAAAGATAAATTAAGCCCATTAGGTGGCTACGCCAAACCCGCTAAATCAGTGGACTTAGATTTGGACGGCTCTGATGAATTTTTATTTACACCCAATCATAGTTTTATTAACATAATTTATGAACATAAGAGTAGCACGCCTTCAGAGGAGTCAAAGACCCCTAAAGAACCCCTTCCAAAGAGTTTAGAAGAACGTCCAAAGAAAGTATTAACTTTAGCTAATGAACGGGCTTTAAAGAAATACACAACTAATCTAATAGAGGAGGTAAGCACATCTAATAGCCCGAGATTGATAGCTAGAGATAAAGAAGTCAAATTGCTATTACAGACCTTGCTAAGAAAAAGTAAATGCTCTCCTATTTTGATAGGCGAACCTGGTGTAGGTAAGACTCAAATTGTTCACGGATTAGCCAGAAAGATATACATGAAGACTGTTCCAGATCAATTTAAAGATAGTCAAATCTACTCATTAGACATCGGCGCTATGATAGCTGGCTCTATGTACAGAGGTGATTTTGAAGAAAGAGCCAAGGACGTTATAGATGCGCTACAAAAACTAGACAATGTTATCCTGTTTGTTGATGAAATACATAACATGTTTGGTGCTGGTAGCTCATCCAGTGGTACGATGGACTTATCAGAATTCTTAAAACCCGCCATATCTAGCGGCAAACTCAGAGTAATAGGTGCTACCACTCACGATGAATACCGAGAGGTAGTGGAGAAGAACCCAGCTATGCGTAGACGATTTGTAAAAATTATGGTAGACGAACCTTCAAGAGATGAATCTGTAGAGATTTTAAAAGGAATAAAATATGCATACAACGCTCACCATAAAGTTAACTATGATGATGATGCTTTGATACGGGCTGTTGATTTGTCTTTAGAATACATGCCTAACTTACGTCTTCCAGATAAAGCTATAGACGTTATTGATTTAGCAGGCTCTAACGCTAGATTAGCCATGTTAAAAGAAGGGGTGGCTATATCGGTAGTGGATATAGAAAAGGTCGTAGAAGACGTTTTAAACATACCTGTAGGCTCTTTATCAGAAGACTCTCGTAAAGGTCTGTCTACACTAGAGGCACGCATCAAAGAAGATGTATATGGACAAGATGAAGCAGTCAGTCAAGTCGTCAAACCTATACAGCTATCCAGACTTGGTTTGAACTTTAAAGAAAAACCAATCGCTAACGTGTTATTTTGTGGAGCAACGGGTGTTGGTAAAACAGAACTGGCTAAACAGCTTGCTAGAAACATGCACATACCATTTGTTCGATTTGATATGTCGGAATACATGGAAGCTCACTCTATTTCAAAATTAATTGGTAGCCCACCAGGATATGTAAACAATGAAAAAGGTGGCTTATTAACTGAAGCAGTCATTAAAACACCACACTGCGTGTTGCTACTGGATGAAATAGAAAAAGCTCACCCAGATATATTTAATGTGTTACTACAGGTAATGGATTATGGCATGTTAACTGACAACAATGGACGTAAAGCCAGCTTCCACCAAGTGGTGCTCATATTAACCACAAACGCTGGGGCATCTACGGCTGAGGCACCTTCCGTAGGGTTTGTTGAAAAAGACGGTAAAAAAGACCTTAAAAAGGCTGTAGAGATGCTGTTTACTCCTGAGTTTAGAAACAGACTTGATGGGATATGTTATTTCTCTCATTTAGAAAAATCAGCATTAGTAAAAGTAGTAGAAAAACTAAGACTAGAAACCAACAAAGCTTTAGAAGATAAAAAAGTAGAGATTCGATTATCTTCGAAAGCAGTTGATTTTTTACTAGAATTAGGGTATGATTCAGCGATGGGGGCTAGACCGTTAGCTAGGGTGTACAAACATCATATACATGAAACCCTGATGCCGATCATGTTAGAGAAAGCAGAAAGTGACCGTATCTTAGTTAAGTTCGATGTAGTAAAAGGTGAAATTAAAACAAAAATACAGGGGGTAAAGAAATGAGTGATGTACAAGTTGTGGAGGTTTTAGAAGTTAAAGAGAACGCCACCATTCCAAAAAAAGACGGTGGTACATATAAAGGATTATTGTTTAGATATAAACAAGGGTCTTTTGAACACAGTAAAGCTATTCATAACGCAGTATTAGGGAGTCATGCAGAGGTAGTAGACACATTATTAACATTAGTACCTGGAGATAAAGTAGAAATCACTTTTAAAAAAGATGGCGCATTTACTAAATTAGCTTCGGTTAAAAAGACAGATAAACCCATCACTAAAATAGAACATAAGGGGGAATTTAAAAAATCATTTGAAAAGAAATCCACTTATGTAGATAACTCTGTTGGTATGCAAGTAGGCGCAGCCTTACATGATGCAGTGGCTTTAGCGATAGCAGACGGAGCAACTGACATAGCTAATGTAAAAGCAATCGCACAATGCTTGTTAGTGATAGGTAAAGAGCTAAGAAAAGAAGTCGAAACCGATACTTTAGGTTCCCCCAGCGTACCCAAAAAAACAGTAAAAGAAAAGGTTTTGGCGGGAACAGAAGAAGTAGAATTTGATGATCCATTTGGAGATGACTAATATGTTAAAAGATTTCTTATTAGGGTTGGGATTAATTGTTTTAATGGGTGTGTGTCTAGCTTTAGGGATGCACGCAGTGTTCATGGTATTTGCGGGATTAGGTGTATGATCAAGGTCTTATTAATAGACGCTGATATTATAACCTACAGGGCTGGGTTTAGTGCCCAAAAGATGCATTCTGTAGCTACCTCTTGTTTCACTGGGCAGGAGGTAACAGATGAGTCATTGGGCACAACTCCCACACGAACTGAGTTAACTAAATATCTTATTGAAAAAGGAGAAAATCTTTCTCATTATGAATTTAAAGATACCTTATTAATACAACCAGAAGGTTATGCTAGGTATGCCGCTAAATTAATGATAGAACAGATACGATCTAAAGAATACTGGTCTAATCCACATCTAAAGTTATTTTTAACCTCCGCTGATAAAAGTAATTATCGATATAAAGTAGCCACATTAAAACCTTACAAAGGTAATCGGGTAGCGCCTAAGCCCGTTCATTATGACGCAATCAGACAGTATCTTACTGACGTATGGGGAGCTAAAATCATACGTAATGAAGAAGCTGATGATAGACTAGGTCAACTACAAACTTACTACACAAAGAAACACGGTGATAATGTGAGCTGTATAGTAAGTATTGATAAGGATTTAAATTCAGTGCCGGGGTATCACTATAACTTTGTAAAAGATCAATTATATTTAGTAGATGAATTTGGATCGTTAACTTTAGACAAGTTACCTAAAACAGCTAGAAAAGTATTAAATGGTACCGGTTTAAAATGGTTCTATGCTCAAATGCTTTTAGGTGATAATGCAGATAACATCCCAGGATTAAAACAAATAGGTGCTGTTAAAGTGTTTAATCTTTTAAATGAATGCAAAACAGAGCAAGAACTACGGGATGTAGTATTTAAAGAGTATTTGCACTATTATAAAGAAGATGGCGTTAAAGCTTTTAATGAAGTGGGGAATTTACTTTGGATACGCCAATACAATAAAAAGGGGTTTATTGAGGAGACAGACCATGTTGTTTAATCTGGATGGTAATACTTGGTATGTAGGTGGCTATCGATTTATAAAACATTTAGTAATCTACCTAGCATTTTGTTTACCTTTTATGGCGTTAGGGTGTGTTCTATTAGCCCTAGCGCTTCCTTTTGTTAAACCTAAGCAGGAGTACTTACCTAGATGGCTACGATGGTGGGATAACGCATCTACCTACATTAATGGGCATTATCCATTAGGTGACGGACTATCTGGAGACCCTACATACAGAAAAGAAAGGGCTAAAGCAGGCCATACAAACTTGTTCTGGGAAAGATTCTACTGGCTAGCTCTAAGAAATCCTATGAATTATTTTGAAGTATTTAATTTAGGTCTGACAGGATATAAAACAACTCGAATAGAAAGTACTAGCCCTACAGGTAGAATTGATAGAACTTTGATTGAAGGCTACAGTTACACAGAAGCACGTAACCCTATGGAAAAAAAGATCGCTTATCAATATTATTACGTAAAGTTCTATACATTGTTTGGAAAAAGGCGTAGTATATGGTTTAGATGGGGATGGAAATTACCTCATAATTTAAATGAATCTTGGAGCATGGAAGGTTGGGTATTTAGTTTAAGTTTATGGCAGGAGGTGTACGATGCTGCAAAGTAGATACGAATTTTTAATGGACATTAATGAAAAATTACGAGACCTTCAATCTGAAGTAACTCATTACCATGATTTAAAGGGTATCAATATACATGAATGGGCTGAACTGCATCAAGCTTTAGCAGACGCCAGACAAGTGTTTATCGATCACTCTAATTCAAATATAAGGCGAGACCCGGAGGATAATGTATGAAACCCTCTAGTGCTAAAGCCAGATGGAAAGGATGCTATAGGCAGGCTACTAATGGTTTTGACTATTTAAATCAACGCATACAAATAACACCTTATTGCTGGCTTTGGATAAAAGGAAAAGATAGAGATGGGTATGGTCAAATACATGCGGCGGTTTGTGCTAAAAAATTAAAAGTAACTAGAGCACATCAACTAGCTTATGTATTATTCAAAGGAAAGATTGATCCTGGGTTATGTGTATGCCATACATGTGATAACCCCTCTTGTGTTAACCCAGATCATTTATTCTTAGGGTCTATAGCAGAAAATAATTTAGATAAACACAATAAGAAAAGGCATACTTTTAAAGTTACACCAGAATTAAAAGATATAATAATGAGTTATAAAGGTGTACTTAGTAGTAGAAAGATTGGTAAAATAGTAGGTGTATCTTTTGCTACGGTTCTTAAATTATTTAAAAATGAGGTGAATCATGCTACCAAGTAGCTGTAAAAAAAAAGGAAGAGACTTCCAAAAAGACATGAGGGATATGATATTGGCTGCTTTTCCTGAATTAGAACCAGACGATGTACGTAGTAACCCCATGGGGGCACCAGGAGAAGATTTATTATTATCTCCGGCAGCTCGAAAGCTATTAAAGGGTATACAGATAGAGTGTAAGAATTGTAGAAAGGTATCCATCAATGCTTGGTTAGAACAAGCAAAAGAACATGGGAAACATATTCCCGTTGTATTTTTTAATTTAGGAGCTAGAAAAGGCTCAGCTGTTACGATGAAAGTGGAAGATTTCCTAAAACTTGTAAAGGATAATAAATGATGAAACCTAAAAAACTTTATTTTGACATTGAGACTAGCTTCTGTTTAGCCGGCGTATATAAGACTGGCGATCAATATGTCAGTGAAGAACAGCTATTAGATCATACAAGAATCATTTGTATCGGTTACATGTGGGAAGGAGATAAGAAACCTACTGTACTGAAATGGGATAACAAAAAAGACGATAAGAAGCTATTAAAGACGTTTTCTAAGCTGATGGATAAAGCTGACGTGGTTATAGGCCATAACATGAAAAAGTTTGATTTTCAGGTCGTATTGGCTCGTATAGCCTATCATAAGCTACCACCCATAGCTGATACGTTAATTAGTGATACTTATCGAATGGTTAAGAACTCCATGAAGCTTCCTAGCTATAAACTATCTTATCTAGTTAGATATTTCAAGATAGGTCTTAAAATGCGCACAGGAGGCTTTGGGCTATGGTATGACGTTGTGGTTAGTAACGACAGAAAGCAATTAGAATACATGGCTAAATACTGCGCTATGGACGTTAAGATCACTAAAGCATTATATGCACGTATACTGCCTTATGTAAAAGACCCACTCAATCTATCTAGCTATCTAGGTAAGCAATGCTGCCCATCCTGTGGCGGAACGGTACATAAACATGGCATAGCTTTGGTGTCTAAGTTGAAAAAGGTACAACGATTCAGATGTATTTCGTGTGGAAAAGTATCCCAAAGTGGTATAAACTTACTGACAGGTACAAAAAATATCCTGAGGTGAGTTATGAAAAAGACAGATAAAGGAGGAAAAGAACTTCACACGGACGCTTCAGATGTCTTAATGATTGCCATTGTAATAGCCTGTGTAATTCTATTAATATTTGTTAGTCCTATATAATATTTGCAATATCTAAAATAAGAACTATACTTACATTATACAGGTATTGGAGATACGACAATGAAAACTTATTATTTAATCAATACAGTGACACTAGAGGATTATAGATATGATAGCTGGGAAGCTGTAGTAAAAGGTGCTAAATTATTCAGTCATTTAGCTAAATTGGCCGGGAATGAGCCACCAAAGATATTATCAGCACTAGAATATGAATTAACACATTAGGAGGGTAACATGGATTTCATAATGGGGTTAGTAGTCGCTATTATCATTGTAATTGGGCTGTGTGATGTAGTAAATTATGTAATAGATAAAGTACAGGCCAGAGATAAAAAATCTAAAAAGGTATCTAAAAATGCTCGTAAAAAATAAAAAAGCACTCTTAGAAGCAATTGGATCGATTGTTTTGACTTTTTTGGTACTAGGAGGAGGATCAATAGGTTTTATGTATGGTGTATTATTATTGCATAACCACCAACAAGAACAGGAGCTAAAACAGGTAGAGAAATTAATTAACGCACTAGATAGTATTCCTAAATCGTCTAGTGTAACTGTTAACTAAATTATAAAGGTGATTAATGCAAATAGATAAAACCAATTTAATAACTTCAGCCATGTTTGTGGTAGTGGGTTTAGTGATGGCATCTATCGTAGGTGTATTTCATGCTAAAGTTGACCTCTATCCCCACCTATCATTTGTGGCTCAACCTCCTTATGAGCTTAAATGTAACAGCCCTTTAATTGGAGGTAAAACCTGTAATGTATATATGTATGATATAATTAAAGATCAAGATAAATACATTACATTAAAAGAGACATTAGACACGGCAGGGTCAAACGATGAGATTATATTTCATTTAGGTGGATTTGGAGGAGATGCTCATACTTATTTGGAATTATATAATCACATTAAAACCTCTAAAGCCACGGTTATTATGAAAGTAGAGGGGCACGTATACTCAGCTCATGCTTTCTTAGCCATTAGTGGAGATAAGTTAGAAGTGGGTGATGGGGTATATTTGATGTTCCATGATGTACAATTTGATCCTAAGTATGCCACCGATCCTGGTACATTAGCTTTTGTTGCATACTTTCACACATTGCTAGAAACATTGGCTACTGATGGAATATTAACAAGAGATGAATTGGATTATATATTTGCTGACCCAGCTCATCAATTGTATATAGATGCACATGAAATGAAGAAACGGTTTGATGCACACCATAAAGATCGCAGATCATTGCTACAAAAATTAGGATTATAGGAGGTGATGTATGATATTATTCACTATAATTATGAGTATAATAGGTCTTACAGCCGCATTTGTTACTATAGCTGAGATAGACTCTTTAGGTAAACCGCCCTTAGTGGGTAGACAGAAATTATTATTAATTGCTCCCTATGTTTTGATAATAATCTCTATTACATTACTAGCCGCAGGAGTAATCTTGCTATGATAAAAGAAGCATACATACTTGTAAAACCATTCTTTAAAGGCCAGCTCAGGGTGTATGCTAGACTTGGAGGCCTACTGATACTAGCACTGTCCCTTAGCCAAGTGTTATTAACTTATATGTTTAATTCTTGGCGGGGGAGGTTCTATGATGCAATACAGGCTTACGATTGGCCTGTATTCACAAGAGAGTTATTATATTTTAGTTTATTAGCTGCAGCGGCTATAGTGCTGTATACAATGACTAACTTTATTATACAACGATACACACTTACTTGGAGAAAATGGAAGACTGAAACCTTTCTTGAACAGTGGAGATTACGTACTCACAGAGAGATCTTTATTGATAACCCAGATCAACGTATTCAAGAAGACATTATGTTGTTTACAGACCTAATATCAAGACTGTTTACTGGGTTTATGGCAGCTATATTGACCTTAGGTGTGTTTACGCCAATTCTGTGGAGTTTATCCGAAAAAGTCGTATTCTTTGGATATAACATCAGCGGTGGATTGTGGTGGGCTTCTTTGATATTTACTGTAGTCGGTGGTGGATTTTGTTTCTGGTTAGGTAATAGACTGGCTCCTACTCAATACAACAATCAACGGTTAGAGGCTGACTTTAGATACTCATTGGTTAAATTCAGAAAACATGAGTATGACGGTATTTCTCCTCCACTTAATAAGTTTGCTATATTGGTAGATAACTATAAACTACTATACCATCAATTTAAAGTGTTTGGGTTTTCTAGTAGTACCTATTTCCAAATAGCTATCATATTACCATTCTTGTTAGCTGCACCTAGTTTCTTTGCTCATATGTTGACTTTAGGGACATTAATGCAGATAGCAAATGCTTTTGATGTGGTAAACGCTAGCATGAGTTATTTATTAGATAGATGGCTTGACATTACCAAACTAAAGAGTGTAACATCTAGGTTGTATGAGTTTAGCCAAGAGGTAAAATAAACGTGAGGTGTAAAATGCATGAATATTTAATACGCCGAGTAGCAATTAAAAAATATAGGGTATCTAAATTAATTTCAAGCGTATATGAACAAGTTGCGGGGTACTCTACACGTGAAAAAGTTTTAGGGTATGCTGAAACCCTGAACGACGCAAAAGAACTATTAAAAGATATAAAGGCGGCCGTAAGAGACTCTAATACAGGGGAGTATTCAGGTAAGATAGTACATCGAGAGGTTATATAATATGCCTAAATTCAATAAATTTGCTAAGAAATTTAAATTCAGGATATCACCTATCACTAAAGAATTAGCTGATACTATAGGTATAGAGTTTGACCCAACTATGGTAACATTAGAGAAGTATGACTATGGTACTGAGCAATGGAAAACAGAAGGATTAATTGATAACCTAGAGTATGCTGAAAAAAGTATTTTGATTATGATTGAAGCATTTAAACGGCATGCTCAGGAAGATAATACGGCGGCTAGAGTAGAATATGAAGTTACTCAAGAAAATAGAAAAGAAGTGTATGAATTGAACGTTAAACAAAAAAGGGGGAAATAACTATGTGGTTTGCACATGATATGTTTCACTTGTTAGTATTTAATGATCCTAAATCAATATTAGAACATAAGCTAGAATTATATAGCAGTCGTATTGAAAAGTTAGTTAAAAAGATAGACAAACTTCAGGCGCTTCGTTTTGATCTACAAGTACAAAAAATCAAAACTAGAGCAGAATTAAATGCACTGTTAGAACCTAAACCACGTAGTCGAAAGAAGAGGGTCACTAAAAATGCTAAGTAACTATCCTCAAATATATGCTGATGCTATTCCTAAAGTTATAAAAGAAGCTGTTAAATTACTAGGGGTGGAGGAAACCATAGGCGGTAAGAATAACCCTGTTATACTGGACTGGGCTAAAGAAGTAGAAGAAGCCTGTAGATTCGGTAAATTAGGTTACACAGCCGACTCTATTCCTTGGTGTGGATTGTTTGTGTCAGTAGTTGCAGTCAGAGCGGGGTACGCTACACAGGTGCCCCATCACCCTCTATGGGCACAGAATTGGAGAACCTTTGGCGTTAAAAGTAATGAACCGAGTCTAGGAGATGTGTTAGTATTCCAAAGACCTGGTGGTGGGCATGTCGGGTTTTATGTAGCAGAAGATGATGAGGCCTTTCATGTCTTAGGTGGCAATCAATCCGATAAAGTATGTATTACAAGAGTAGCGAAAGATAGAATGATAGAAACAAGGTCATGCCCTTTCAAAGTAAGACCTCTTTTTGCCAGACCCTTCAAAATGTCATCCGACGACGATTTATCTCATAACGAAAAATAAACTTGCAACTCCTGCCCTCTTTGCTATAATTAAATTACAGAGAGGGTACGGCCATGAAAACATACGAAAAAACAATCTTCATATTAGCAGTAGTTATCTTCCTATTAGTATTACCTTTAGTATTTGGAGGGTAAGACAATGAACACCACACTTAAAGTAAGAATCACTGGTCCCACTTATAGAAGAGTGACCACAAACTACAAGTGGAATAAGTCAGGCAGGAACAGTATTAATAAGGACATCCAAGCTATTAAATATCACGATATATTTGTAAATGGAAAATTCTGTGCTAGAATTGTTATTAAGGGTGAATGGAAAATAAGAGGTGATTTATGAAAACGCTCAAACAATTAAAGGAACAAAAAGAAAGCTTACAGAAAATCCAACATACATATGATTGCGTTATATTTGCTGTGATTGGATTAACCATCGGTTTAATATTTCATTTTTTATAGGAGGTGTATCATGAAGGGCGTATTTATCCTTGTACTACTATTAGTTGTATTAAGTATGATGTCTTTAACAGCTTGTGCTAGCTTTAAAGACGGCTTTAATAGAGCAATGAGCTATGGTGGTGGAATACACACCCAAAGACATAATTCAGACCAGATATATGTTACAATTAGAGACAAAGACGGTAATTCACATGTCTATAGAAAATCTGGTAATAGCACTTACGAACAGGTAGACTAATGAATCAAGACATCATTAGCTTAATAGAAAGAAAACGAAGACAATTGATTGTACACTCCACATTGTATTACAGGTTTGATACAAACATCTGGAGTGATGGGTTATACGATAAGGTAACTAAAGAGCTTGTAAAGCTACAAAACGATAACCCAGAAGAAGCCAAGGCTGCCAGGTATGAAGACGGATTTGTTGACTTCACTGGTGCTACAGGCTATCATTTACCTGATAACCATCCGTATATGTACGATTTGGTTAACAGGCTAAGAACATCCCACGAACAAGCTGTAGAGCGGGGTGATTTTCCATTAATTATATATGAGGTGCATGATGACGACACTAAAGACCATTAAAGATATTGCGAACATGAATATGGAGGATTTGTTACATACTCAAAAAATAATGGAGTTTTCTTTACTTGCTTTAGCGGAAGAAAAAGCGAGACTTGACAAAGAGCTTAAACTGTATCATGATCAAATGGATGCTACCAAAAAAGCTAACTTTGAGATAGCTAAACGTATGTGTGAGATCAAACACAGGGAGGGGAAGTCATGAGTAAACCACAAGAAGTATTAAACAATACAATCTATGACCTGCATAAAAAGATAGCCAGATTAGCGGGTGAGATAGCAGAGCTAGAGGAAGTATTAAAAAGAGACGACCACGAAGTATTAGCTGTTAATAAGCATATAGTCGTGGCCGCTCGTAGACTTGGATTGGAGAGAGATATGGTGGTCTTAAAAGAAGAGTTTGCTAATTCTTTGAAGGTATTAAACCATATACTACACTAGTCCTTTTTATAGAGTAGCTCTAAGATACGATCTAGTTTTTCATTGATACGGACGAGTTCTTTTTCAACCTTGGTAATCCTCTCTGCTGAGGACTCGTCCACTTTCTTCAAAGCTTCTAGTTTATCTTCTATAATCGTTCTCACTGATTCTTCCTCCGGTTTATTGGCGATGTCCCGTTTTAAATCCCACATGACTTTATATTGATGCGCTGTAACCCCTATTGCGATGGGGATTAGTATGCATTTGATTATATCGTACACGTCCATAACAGACCTCGCGTTTGGTACCTTAAATCGCGTTTAATCAACGCTCTTAGAAAACTCTTCTAATTCATCCAAAAAGTCCCTCAAAGAGGCTCCTTTTGCTTTTTTGTGGATCATATATTGAGCCATAAGAGCCATGTCAGATTTAGCATTTAAATCCCTGGCATCTTTCCTTTCATTTTCTTTCATGGCAGTAATTGCTACTTCATCTTCATCCGTCATTGCCAACACTTCTTTTTCTGTCGGTAATGAATAATCCTCTTTCCAGTCTATTAAACATCCTAGAAATTCTATGGGTTCTTTCTCACCAAAGTACTGTGATCTGTCTAATGTTTCCCATACACAGAACTTAGCACCTGGTTTTAATAGTCTTATTTTATCTGCTAATGTTGACATTGTATTATACCTGTGTTTCAATCACTAAAATGGAACTAATACAGACACCACCAAACTTTCTACCAGCAGACTCACCATTGTAGGTGGTTGTACTAGCTGATGTGTTACCGGCTCTGACCTTTAATGTGGTAGAGGAGGTAGTGCCTGTTACCATATCAAAATGAAAAGATAATTGAGATGATTGCGTTGATGTGGCACTTAAACGTGTACAAGCTGCTGCTACAGCATTGGCTGTGGAGTCCTGGAATACCGCAGCACTTAAAATAGCTGAAGAGGTACTGTTAGAACCATTTAATGTAACAAACACACGTAAACGATTAGTAGACGATTTAGGTGTTAAAGAAACTGTCATTACTTGATCGCCTTCTGTGCTTTGTGGGATCGTATCGTCAAACGGTAAAGTAGTAGTACCTGTTGCTACAGCAGAAGTAGAGGCATAAGCTGTCTGTACAATCAAACCAGGAGCTACGTCACCTCTCATATAGTTAACACAACGCCAGTTACCGGAACCCAGGGACTCTACAATGGCGGCATCTCCAGCTCTTGTGGTGATATCCGCACCACCTGGTAATATAAGAGATGTAGCATTATGTGTAAAGGTTAAAGCACCTGAAAAATGTAACACTTTTTTAATACCGGCTACCATGGTACCTAGTCCAGTAATGGTGGTAGTACCCGTGATGGTAACAAAGTCACCTGTAGCAGCCGCTAGGTTTGTCGTCGTAGCTGAAGCGATGTCGGCTCCTTTAATGTTCACGTGGTTTTGATCAGGCTCACCCCTGCTGGCTCTTAATGCCCAGTTACCGCTACCTAACGATTCAAATGTAAATCGATCCCCGGCCACTGTCAAAATGTCAGCGCCACCCGGTAATATCATGCTTGTACCGTTATGTGTGATTGTTAATGCACCAGAGAATATAATATCCATGATTCTACCAGCAGCTACTGTACCAAATGAAGTGATAGTCGTGGTACCAGATATAGTAACTAAACTACCTGTTGCTGTAGATAAGTCTGTTGTTGTGGCAGAAGCAATGGTATTACCGTTAGTACCATAGAATCGACTAATAGGGGTACCGTCTGCTTTGGTGTAGCTCCATACCACCCAATTACCTGATCCTAAAGATACTACATCAGCAGTATCACCTGAAGCTGTAGTAATGTTAGCGGCTCCTGGTAATATCAAGGAGGTAGCGTTGTGGGTTAATGTGAGTGCTCCAGTAAAGCGTATCTTTCTTTTAACACCGGCTTCAATAGTACCAAAAGCAGTAATCGTTGTTGTACCTGAGATATCAACAACATCTCCAGTAGCTACACTTAAATCTACTGTGGAAGCTGATGCAATGGTGGTACCATAGTCTTGCTTTCTGATGTATTGGATACATTTCCAATTACCAGAGCCTAAAGAAACCATTCTAGCTATATCACCTACAGCTGTTACAATATTAACACCGTCAGGTAGGATTAAGCTGGTTGCGTTGTGAGTTAAAGTTAAAGTAGAAGCAAACTCAACTAATCTTTCAGCACCTGCTTGTACAGTACCAAAAGCTGTGATTGTGGTAGTACCGGTAATTAATACATAGTTACCTGATATACCTGTAGCGATATTAGTTGTAGTAGCTGAAGCTAAATCAGTACTCTTGGCTAGGTTTAATACACCGCCTAATGTTAAAGAAGAAGATGTTAAGTCAAACTCACCACTGATGTTATCAATAGTACCATTAGGTACCACAGCACCGTCTGCATCTTTAATAACTAGTTTAACCAACGTATCATCATCAAACCATACGATAATTGATCCGGATGCTCCCAGTGTAACTGATAAGGAACCATTGGTGCCTGCGGTAGCGTCTGCTTTATTTGTAAATAATTGCTTAGGCGTGGTAGTACCTGCTTCAAAAGCAGATACAGTACCGCCTGTTAATGGAGTACCGTCTGTGTTTATAATGTATCTTAAGGGATAGTGTCTGGCTGCCATTTCTTTATTGTCCCGATGGTTGTATTAGTGGTGAGACTTGTTGTTCTCCATAGATAGACAACATGCCCTGTATTAATCGATTGGTTAGGTCTCCTGCTTTTGCAGAACCTGATTTTAATCTACCGATATGGGTTAGCATGTTTCGACCTAGATTAGAATCTAACATGTAGGATGCAAACTTAACTAATCCTGCCGCTGCTGCGGTTGAACCTGGTTGCATAACAGCACCAGCACCCATAGCACCTAATATGGTTGGGTCTTGTGGATTGGCAAACTTCTTGCCTAATACATTGTAAGCTGATGTATATAATTGATTTAACCCTTTTAAAGTATCTCTTAGTTCTGGGGTTAATTTATCTGCAATAGCTTCAGATTCTTTCATTAATTGCTTACCAAATGCTAACGGTTTTAATCCACCTATTGCTGTTTTTTGAAAGATATCTTTAACATCCCTAAAGGCTGACTCTTGTTTAGCAACTTGTTTACCCCAAGCAAAATCAGTACCAGCGCCTGCTTTTTCAGCAGCTCTCGTTAAATCTTCTGATAATGCTTTTCTCATGCTGGCTAATTTAGGTAGATCAGCTTTGCTATAAGACCCCATAGTAGAACCTTTTTTAACTTGATCTATTGCTGCATCTAAGTTATGTAAAAGGTCTAAACCTCCTTCCATAGGCATGCTGGTTTTAGTGGATAAGGTATTAGTCCACTCTGCAACCTTGTTAGATGGGTCTAATCCTAATTCTTTAACATTGCTGGATACTTGACCAGCTACTTTGTTAGCTGAAGTTAATGGTACTTTATATAAACCATCCGGTACCAAGTCTTTACCTAATTTCTGAGCCATGGTAGCATTGACTTTATCGATTACTCGTTTATATATTTCTTTAGATTTATCAAATGGTTGTTCTAAAGACTTCATAAAGTCTGCTTGAGCGTCAGCTACACCAGAATTTAATTTAGCTACACTACCTCTAGTACCTACGATAGGTAACCGTGCTAAACCTGTCTGTACAGCTTGAGAAGCTGCCGTACCTGTGATTTGTGGTACTGGTAAGTTAACACCAAACTTCTGAGCATTAGCTGCTACATCTGTTTGTGCTGCTGCGGCCGCTGGGCTATATTTACCAGCCATGTAGTTACGTATACCGCCGCCTACTGCAGATAAACCGCCACCTATGGCTGCTCCAATAGGAGCTTGTACTGTAAGTCTTTGGTTTATGGGGTTTTCTACTTGACCGGGGTCTTGTACTGCTGCAGCTCCTGCTCCTGTTAAAGCACCCCCTGCAATACCTCTAGCTAACGTACTACCCACTAAACCTAAAGCTTGTGCTCCTTTAGCAAATGGAATAGATTCTATAGCACCCGCTGTAACAGCTCTACCAATACCCGTAGATACTGGAAATCTTTGTATAGCGGGTAATTGCTTAAATTGTTCTTTTTCAGAATCAAAATTTGCCCTAGCTTCCTTTGTTACTTTTTTATCACTAATACCTACAGCATCCCCAATATCTCTCATTAAAAGATAAAAGTTTCTAGCCGCATCCACACCACCTTGGGCTAATGTTAACTCAGCGGCTGCTAATGGATTATCCATTTGAGATGCTTTATCAGCAAACGGATTAATAGCATCCACTATCTTAGCACTCAAAGGTTTAGGTGGCTCAAGAGACATTGTGTTATTTACAGCTTGAGATTTAGGTGCTACGGCCATTTCATTACTTAAAGCTGCAGCAAAAGGATCAAACTTCTTTCCTGACATACCATTAGGACGTTCGTTCTCTAGTGCTGCTGCAAACGGGTCAAATCCTGCCATTATATGTTACTCGCTAATTGTAAAGCTTTTTTATATAATCTTTCTCTGTCAGCTAAACCGTTATATTTACCATTGATAACTTTAGTAATACCACGTATATCACCTCTATCAGCCTTAGCGTTGAGGTTATTGTTATTCCAATAAGCTAAAGCTACTTTCATCGCTATGTCTGGTTTTTCAGCTAACTCTGGATTATTAACTAAATCCACGCCTATTTGTTTACCATATGAGGCATAGTTAGCTCTACCCGTTAATTGGATTAATCCACGTCCTTTGTAACGTTTACCATCTCCTGGGTTGGTATTACCTAGGGTTCTTCTGCCTTCATATGCCTCTCCGGAAGCGTATTCTCTCATAGTTTTAAATCCAGCCGTTTCATGCGCTAATTGAGCAATAAATGCAGCTTGACGTTGAGGTGTATTGATACCTGCCTCAGCCATCATAGGGGCATTCTTTGTAATCGCATCTAATATGGTAGGATTAGCTTTGGGTGTGAGCCTTGATAAAGCTGTTCTTATATTTTGTTGTGAAGCATCTGAAAACACTTGGGAACCTCTTAATGCACCGATGTCCTCCATGATCTTGTCTAATTTTTCTTTAGGCACTCCCTTTTGTTGATATTGATCGTATAAATCTTTTACTTCTGCATCGGATAGTTTTTTAACTTCACTTTCTTGAGCAACAGTAAATGACCCCTTATAATCTGGATTTAAGAAAGATTGCCAGGCTTTTTTACTAGAGTTATCTGTATTAACCCCTGTAATTCTGCCTTGATCGTCTTGACTCAATAATGGTCTTGATTGAAGGAAATTAGACCAAGCTTCGTCAGCTCCAGCTAATGATTTATTTTGTTGTAAAAAAGACCTTCTGAATTCTGCTTGAGCTATTGTACGTCTACCACCAGCTTCTAGCAAATTCATAAGCTGTATGTTACCCTCTTTAGTCTTGGTTAACTCAGGGCTGGCTTGTGCTAACATTTCTTGTTCACGATCAGAAATAGCACCCTTCATGTATTGCATGTTATTTAAGTTGAACTGTTTTAAATAACCTTCAATAGCTTGTTGATTTCCTAGCTTTGTATCATCAACAGGAATACCAGCAGCCTTCATGGCTTTGCTAAGTTCTAATAATTGCTTCTGACCCATACCAGTTACACCCGTTTGTAGGGCTTGTTTGGCTGTGGTGATAATTCCTAATTGTTGAGTAGCAGTGGCTGCCAAGTCTCTATATTGTTTAAGATCAGCTACGTCAGCTTCTATTAAACCTTTGGTTAACACTGCGTCTTTACCTTCTGCTGTATTAACGTTAATGTTAGTACTAGCCGGCATTTTTAATTGCATACCCAGTTTAAACTTCTCTGGGTCTTCTTTTTGTAATTTAGACAGATACTCAGTATCCTGCATAAACCCAGTAGGGTCTTGTGGTTTAGGAGGCGATTGAGCTAACATTACAGATAGTTCTGCTCTTTTTTGATCAAACGTACCAGGAGCTTCTGGATCATGTTGTCTGATTAATGGCAACATTTGTTGATAAATTTGCTCTCGTTTTTCTTCAGGCTGTCTCAAAAGCACGTCATTCGCTTTAGCAACAAACATAGCATTATCTTGTGCTAGTTGGTTTTGCTGCATTTGATTTTGAGTTTTTTGTCCAGCAGCCTGTAAATAACTATTTTGTAATTGCTGCGTCTTATACTGCATATCAAGGTAGCTTTCCGGATCATTATTTTTTAAATAATCCATGTAATTACCTATCCCGCCTTGAGCAGCGTTCCGTTTTTGTTTTTCCATCTGCAGTTTTTCCATCTGCATCACTTCTTGCGGGCTTTTGCCTACCATCATAGCTCTATTAAAACCAGCAGAAAATTGTCCTGAGAATGAATTGGGATCGTTTGAATCCCCTCCGAATATACCCATTAGCCGAATAACCCCCCTAATATAGAACCGCCTGCAGATACCGCACTACCTAAGTAGCTTGGGCTTTGTGATGAACTGGATGTACTAGTACTACTTGATGTGGTTTCTGCTATTTTTGGTCCTAGGACGAAATCACGACTAGAGTCTAATTGTGCTCCAGCGATCTTATCACCTAATCCAGATAACAGACTTGTTCCTAAATTTGAAGCCGCTGTAACAGGCGTGGTATTTGTTTGTACTGCTTGTTGACCACCACCAATTAAATTAGCTAACCTATTACGATAATCCGTTAAAGCACTGCTAGCCAAACCTGAAGCAAATGCTTGATATTCTTTTGCAGCACGTGTACCACCTATTTGACCTCTAGCGCTGGCCTGTGCACCTAATGCTTTTAACCCTTGTTCTCTTTGGAATCGATAGTTAGGATCAGCTTCTAATTGCTGCATGATTCTTGTAGCAGCTTCATTAGGATCGGTCATCTCAATATTGAATGGGTCTAATGGGTTTTCTGGTATCAACTCACCCTTAGGCATTGTAGGTGCTGTCAATGGGTTAGTAGGATCAGTTTTTGCTCCAGACGCATACTGCATCAATTCCCATTGTTGTTTTGGTGTTAATTTTTTAAATGTACCACCATTACGATACATAGCCGTAATACCTGTATCAGCTCCGGCTAATCGAGATCTTCCGTACATGATATCATATTTGTCTCCTTTATATCCGCCTATTTGAGTCTGTAGGTCTGGATTCCAATCTGCCGCGAATGCTGTCTTACCTTCACCAAAAGCATTGGGTTGTTTGGCGTAGTAATCAATAATTTCTTTTTCTTTCCAATCTAACTGATCGTCATAAATGTCTTTATAAACAGAGTTATCTTTTACTATAGCTTGTTGTTTATTGTAAGCATCTAAAGCTGCATTATACTTGGCCATATCCGCTTCTGAAGCTGGTCCATACTTAGCATTAGGATTAGCTTTTGCTGCTGCCGCTACTTTAGCATCATACTCTCTTTGAGCTACTTGAGCTTCATATGTACCCATCTTAGGTCGAGCTATACCCATACTGTCTAATAACTGATCTAAAGCATGATATGAAGATGCTACGTAGGGTTGATTGGCATTTGTAATATCCGCTGTAGAACTTTTTAGAAAGTCTAACGCTTTATTTGCTGCATCGTTAAAAGTAGTCTGTGCTTGCGCATAGGCTTCTTTAGATGGTACGTATTCATATGGTCTTTGGTAACTATAACTGTTGCTCTGTTCACTACTTGAACTAGAGCCACTAGAACCTCCAGACCCGCCAAAACCACTGACTAATCCACCTGCTACTGCTCCAACTGCTCCGGCCATAGTTTTATCTCTTTATTGCTAAATCAAAAATGTATAAATCAGTCACTTTACCTAAGTGGACTGTGCCTTTTTTAATAACTGCTACTAATTTAAATCCTTGTCTATATCCACATTCCATCACTTGTGTGCACTCTTTTGGAGCATACATCAATATATGTAAAAATGGGGTATAATGTTTTGCATTGTGGTGAAACTCCTTACACATTTCATCACTGATTCCTGTGCCCCAATACTCTCTTAATACTTGCATGTGTACTTCTACCATCACTGGCGTTAGCACTCTTACTTGAAACATGCCTACTGTTTTTCCGTCTTTTTCTGCTATAAAGTATGACTTTCCTGGATCATACTGATAGTCTGCTTCCGCCAACATAGTGCCTTGTGGCATATCTGGATGCAGTATCATACTGTTAACTTCCTCTATGCTGACTGGGGCTCTTAGTTTCATAACGCTCTCGTTAGTGTAAAAAAAGAATTTATAGACCCTGAATTGATATTCAATGATCCACCTGAATCCTGTCCTGCAAATATTTCTACATAGTCTGTTGCTGTTAAAACAATCGTATCTTGTAATTCTTGTGTAAATAAGCCTGCTACAAAAGTCTGTCTTTTAGTGTTCCTAGATACCTCTGATCCATTAACATAGATGCTTAATGTACAGGTATAGTCAGCAGCACTTGTACTCCATAACACACTCACATTGATATGGTAATACCCAGATGTTCCTGGTGTAGCCTTGTATGTTGCGTTGTCATATCTTTTAGCGGGGTCATAAGTCTCTGTATTGAAAGATACCTTTGATTGTGTACCTGTTCCTGCTATTGCTACGTTAGACCCGGCATAAGCCCTGATCTTGACTGAGTCTGGGTTTACAATATTGTTATATACTGATAAAAACCAACGTGACCATCCAGGGGTCACTTTATTGGTGTTTGTTAAATTAAAGTTTTGTGGTGGTTGGGTTAAAGTACTCATTATTGATTCTCTTCATCATCAAAATCCAGAAAAGAATCTAATACTTTCCACTCTATTGGATCAGTTACTGTCAGTTCAGCACACCATTTACGAGCGGTTCCCAATAAGTCCCATCTTCCCATATCAGCAAATTCACCTAATGTACCGATGTTTCTCCACATCTCAGCTCCAAAGGTTCTACCACCGTCTCTGGATATACGTAGCATAGCTTGTGGATCGGAACCCTGACCACTTTCTAAGGCGGCACCAAGGTTGAATAAAATCCACAAGCTGTTGATACTTTTATACGTAAAATTCTCTTTAAATATAGGGATACGTCTTTTACGTCTAATATGTGTTCCAGCTTCTGTATACACTCTAGGCTCTAATGAATAGATATACCCTGTTCTAAAATCTGCTACATACTGCTGTCCACCTAGGTTAGCATAGAAGTTAGGAAGCCACCTGTCATAGGATAATGTATTGGTGTTATATGACTCTCTTTCGTGGCTTAATCCATTCGTTAAATCATATACATAGGTTTTATTCTGTGTTGGGAAACCTAATACATAAAAAGTATGATCATCTCTTTGATAGATAAATCCGTAAGCATCACTGGTTACTTCAAAGGTATTCATTTCCTCAATAATACCTGGATTAAATATAGGCCTTACAGCGCCATAAGAATCCATTGTTAGTGGTATAACTCCGCCTCTAGCTGATGTTCCTAGCCAGCACATGGTAGGCTGATCACTGTCATTCATACCTGTTTTAGCTATGGAGTCTATTGCTTTTAATCCATAGTTAATTGAGGTACCTAATCTGGGTGTAAAAGGAAAGTCTACGTTTCCTTCGTTTACGTGTTGCTCTATAGTTCTCTCACCAAATAACCACAATACGTCTAAATAGTTAACACAGGCTATCAATTGATCTGAGTCATACTGAGCTTCTTGTGTATCTATGGCATCCCAGGATAAGCCATTACTTAAATTAGATATAGCATAGCTTTGAGATAGGGGTACTGTTACGATAAAATAACCACCTAATGCAGCTACTTGTTCTACGTTACTGGGGAAATCTGGATCTACTATTTGAGTAAATATACCTGTTGAAATAGTGTAAATCCATCCATCTAACCCGTCTACTAGCATTACCTGATCAAATATGTCAGCAAACCTAACAGCACCGCCTGACGTGTTGATTGTGCCTAATGTAGTTATAGTGCCAGTCGAATCAATTGTTTTAAGAGATTGCCCTACTACAAAGAAATACACGTTTCCTACGACATGTGATCCTCGTATAGCTCCACCAGCATCAGATGAGAACAGAGTTAACCCTTCGGTAGGATATAAAAATATCGAAGGATTTCCTTGAGCATCTTTTGGTCCTTCTACTGGGTACCAATTAACCGTTCTCTCAGAAGACTGATCAAGTGCTCTTCTGGGGTTAGATTGTCCACCAAAGATGATTCTTTGTTGTTTACCCATTAAAATTTGGTCCAATGAAAGTGCTGCTTTCTTCTCTATCACCCATATTAGCTAATACTAGGTATTGCTGAGAAGTGGCTAATAATGATTTAGCTTTATTGTCTTTTCCGATCGCCGGTGCTACTACTGAGGCTAACTCAAATGCTAATGGTAAATAATACTGCTTTGGTAAATCTGCGTCATCATTGGCATCACTAAATATTTGTAAAGACCTCTGATAACTTATTTGTAATGTTTGTAAACTGTCGACTGGCGTAGGCCATACATACAATTTACCTGCTGTATTTGTCTTTGGATCGTAATAAATCTTAACTGGGTTAGTTGTAGTGGCAAACTTATTGGGGAGATTGTTATAATCATCTCTTGCCATAATATCAACTACCCTATCCGTCTCACCGTTAGTCCTGGTTTGGGCATTCATAATGCGCAAAGGTCTTGCCAATCTGGTGGTATACGCATACACTATATTACCAGAACTTGCGGCACTTGTCAAGGAATTTGTTACAGTAACTGTACCTACTCCCGTAGAAACTACTGTTGTCCAAAATAAACTATTATCATCTAGGGTTATACCAATATAGTCACTGGCTGATATACCTGTAGAACTGGTAATAGATAGTACCGTTTGACCTGTTGCCTCGTCAGCAGAAAGCGTAGTTTGTACTACATCATTAGCTGCATGATCACCCGAAGTCCCTAAGGAATAGGAGGTTTGATTTGGCTGTAAGAATACCGTAGCATTCTGTTCTTTCCACAGGTACCTAAATCGAGTGTCCCAGCTAGCTAACACCATGTTAAGGGATGTTTTACAGTGGTTTATCAAATTCTCTGGGATGTCCTGTTCTACACCCACGAGTTGGGATGTATGCAGAGCCCATTTGATAAAATCAGTACGATCCATGTTAAATTCAATGTCATTACTTGTTGCCATATTTAGCTATCCCATACATCTTGACCCGTATCGGCGAATTCGTCTCCCGGTTCAGGTCTAGCATTTTTAAATGGTTTACCCTCATTTGGAATAACTGGAGGGGGGTTTAATTGAGCATGCTTAGGTTCCCAATCTTTGGAACACACATAAAGACCATCCCAGGTCTTCCTGCCTTGGCTATGTCTTGTTTTAAAACCACAGCGATCACAGATAAACCATGGATCGCCGGGTATGTACTTTTGGCCTGAATGTTCCATTAGTCTTTCTTACGCAAAGTTAAGAGTATTTTATAACTATCCCCAGAAGTGGCTCCTGTTGATGTTAATATAATATCTCCAGTTCCACCTGTTCCAGTGTCCTGTAAACCACCTGCTGGACATTTGTAATCAGAGTAACCAGTACCTACTAATGTGGCAATTTTAACATCAGAGGTTCTATCAAAAAATAATTCGACGGTCATACCATCTACCATCCAATCTATACTCTCTACTACTAATTTAGAAGGTTCAGAGCCATCTAATCCCGTTAAAGTGGATTTGTCTACTTTAACTACGGCGCTTTCTCCTGTTCCGTCTGATACACAATTTAACTGTACTACAAGTTTTCGTGCCCCATTAAATAATGTGTTTGTGCTTACTGTGTCGGCCATTTAAATACCTATATTTTATGTTATCTACTGCGTTGCATGTTACGGCTACCGTACATGATCTTTTTAGTACCGCTAGAACTAGCGGCTGAAAATGTTATAGTTTCTCCAAATTCTACCCATGGGTTTAAATCTGTAGTACTTACATTATCTTCTGGTAAATCACTTCCACTGTCAGAACCTACTCGTAAAGATACTGTTTGTGATGTTCCTGCATCATTGGCTAAAGCTATATACAGTACTATTCTATCTCCTGTTAATAAAGCTATATCTGAGGATGAGTAATTAAAATTACTAGCTCTATTAGTTAACGTAGCAGACGAAAGTGAGTTTGGTGATCCATAAGCTATATCCGTATATACGCCGCTTCTATATCGCGATAATACCATATCCGCATAGCCAGTAGCTGCAGACGTTGATATCCGTATCTGCCCTGTCACTGTACCTAAACCAGATACATTTAATGTTACATCGCTAGCTACAGGCTCAGATGCCCATATAGCTCTCACATAATTTACAGAACCGTCAGCCGTGGTTATTGTTGCGGAGATGGTAGATTTAGTATCAGTACTCTTCGCACTTAACATAGGCAATCTGCTTATTGTGCCCGAAGTATCCCAATAAGTATAAGTTGCTGGATTAGGGTTAGCATCAGGTACAAATCCTGAGCTAATTGTTCCAGCGTTAGGTAAATATAGTCTAGTAGCCATAGTGTTTTATTTTGTTAGTTACGGGGTGCTTTATCAATCCGAATGGCGCATACCCCGTGATGCCGTTAATATTAAGCGTCAGTTGATGCTGTAATATTGGTTTGCATAGATGCTTCACCAGCTAAGTTTACGACGTTAATGGGTTGCATATATACAAAAGTCGCACCAGTGCAAGCTTCTGTGATATTTGCAGCATTATCTTGTAAACGCAAGTTGATGTACGGTCCAATTTGCCCTGTAGAAGCCGTTATAGTATCTTTTAAGAATATATCAGCAGCGTTATGGGTTCTGAAATGATCCACATCGTGCACAGAGAGATTTGTAGTTGCTGTAGTTCTTACATCAATACCAGCTACTGCAAAGTTACCTTGCATATATTCTATATCAATATCTATTTTATCTCCACCGACAATAGCTATAGCGGCGTTAGTACCTGCTGCTGTATCGCCTTCATGTCTATGTCGAGTGATCTTAAGTCTGCTTGCTCCTGCTGTGGTCAAAATACCGTCAGTCATCTGTCCAGTGACGTCTCTTAGCGTAAGAGAATCTAAGACTACGTCTGCTGCACTAACTACTATTGGGCTAACAACCGCATCAATATCTCCCGTTAAAAGAAGATTTTTTAGACTTGTATTAGCGCCTGATACAGTGATAGTTGAAGCTGTAGCTGTAAAACTAAAAGTAGGACGCAATGAACCTGATCCTAACCCTACAACTGCTACACCTGATTTATTTAATGCGATAGCGCCTGCGGATGCTACCGTTTCTGTGTGGCCTGGTTTGATGAAGATGATGTCGCCTCGACCAGCTACACATTGTGTTATTGCATAAGCTAAAGTAGCAAAAGGACGTTGAAATGTTCCTTTGTTACTATCAGACCCTCGCATAATACCTTGTGATGCATCCACGTTTGCTGCTGCAGAACCTACCCAAAATGCACGACCTGGATGGGTCTGGATTAATGGTACACCACGAATAGATATACCTTGAGCAAAACCTGCTGCAAAATTTGATAAAGCCATTTTATTTACCTCTTATATTAATTGAACCCTTGTAGGGTGAAAGGGGCACTAATGTACCCCTTCCAAATACTCAATATTTATTAAGCCCCAGTAGAACCGTAAATACCACGGAAATCTGACCAACCAAAGCTTAAACGCATGGTAGCTTTGTATTTAGCGTTGTCAGTATCACCATCAGAATCATCACGAAGTTCTATGTCACGTCTTACTAAACCTCTTAAGCCGTTTGGTACGTCAGTTAAAATGTACCAAGCGTCTGTGTCTACTAAGTAAGGGTTATATACTGCACCTTCACTGAACATACCCACAGATTTAATAGCGTTAATATCGTTGTTAGCGGTATCAACACGTAGTTCTGATTTCATTAAACGCTCAACATCGAATCTCAATGCTGGGTTGACAATCAGTTTACGAGGTTTAACTGCTATACGAAGGCCTCTATCGTTAGTGAAGTTAGTTAAAGCTATGTAAGCATCTTCCATAGCGGCTTCACTAAAGTCTACGTCAGTAGATGGTTTGTTAGCAAAAGCAGCACCAGTAGAAGAAGTTACGTGTGCAGTGCTTAACAATACAACGCCATCATAGCCAGTGTAGCCAGAAGTTGTTGCTCTGTTTAATACGTTAGCAGCAATGACTTCTCTTGTGTCCATCATTGACTTTTTAAGTTGCTCTGCACGTACTCTAGCAATAACTCCAGACTGACCGTCTTCAATAGCAATACGAGTTACGACAAATCCATTAAAGTATTCTTTATGGATGTAGCGTTGTAACCCGCCTTGTGTCATACTGTCGTATGTACCCTTAGCACCTTCTCCACGTTCACGAGCAAGTCCTAACCCCGAAATCAATACATCTTCTTCGAATTGTCTATCGCTGGTAGACATTTCAAACATTTTGTCATAAAAGGTTTCGTAGTTTTTGTACGCATCTCCGAACCATTTATTGACATTTGGTAACAAGTCCTTAGAAAAGTTACCTGAAACAATTACACCACTCATTTATTTATTCCTCATTCAGGTAGTTAATTAAACACCAGTAGTAGATTTGAATACATGCTCATTGATCAAACATAAAAACTTAGCGTTTGTACCAATGTCATTACCTGGTGTCGGGTCTAATCGCAGAATGCGGAGCTGAGCAGTTGCGGTTTTATGGTCACTTGAGTCTAATTCCATACCACTCATACCTGTAACACTTGAACCTGAACCAACTACGATATCAGCATTTTCTCCGATTTCAGCTACAGTTAGTGCGCCACCGACGCTATCTTCTTGAATTGATATGATAATGTTGGGGTCATCTGCAACTAAAACAACGCGAGTTGTGCTTGCTTCGCAATGCAATACGCTAAGATCAGACAATTTAGCTTCAAAACCTACAACAACACCTAAAAGAGCGTCGCCTGCTGCTGCTTGAACTACTGTAGGCATACCTGCTGTTAATTGACCAATATCCGTGGTAGCGGCTGAACCTGCTAATTTAACAAAGTCACCTTTGTAAATAGCGACTGCGTCACCACTATCATGAACATATCGGCCTACGCCCCCATTGAAGGGTGCGCCATATAGATGCCCTACTACTCTGGCACCTTTCATACTTACGTTTGGCATTTATTTCACCTATTAATTTTTAACATCTACTAATCCGCGTCCATACTGCCCTTTATTTGAATCTGGGTCAGTTGATTGTATCGCGGCATCCGTTTTTTCTTTATGAATTGCTTTAATTTCTTCAAAATCCTCTTTAGGAATTTTCATTAACACTGCGTGGCTATTTAGAGCATCTTTAGACTTATTAGCTGGCTTCCTGATAGGATGACCAGTTTCGTCTGTTACTATCTCATAGCCCAATCTTTCTCTGTACTCTACGTTACCTGTGGACTCATTGGTCAGTCTGTAGTGGTAGTTTTCTCTATCGAAATACTTTTCACTAATATGCTGTTTACCGGTTTCCATCAGGGTTTTACGCTCTTCTCGCGTCATTCTTTTTCTTTCTGCTGGTTTAGGAGTTTCCTTTGTGGATTCCTTAGACTCAACGGTTGTTTCTTTTTTTACATCTTCGCTACTTTTAGCCATGTTTCACCTTTGTTATAATCGACCTAATTGTTTAAGTTGGGATATATATTCTGAAGCTTTACCTCCTCCTTTAATGTAAATATCCATTTGATGTTTTTGGAAATCACTCAACATCGAAGTGTCTAATTTAGGAGCTGAGGCTCTACTGGCCGCGCCTGTACTTTCTACTGCGGCGGGAGCCGATCTAGCTTCATTTCTAAATCTATGCGGAAAAGCTGCTTTAACATTCCTTTCAGCCATGCTTAAATATTCCTTAGCTGTTCTTCCTGGTAAGTCTTGTTCTAATACAGTGACCATTTGAGCTACTGCTTGCTTCATGGTTCTACCTGCATCTGTTTCATCGTTACACCAGGATTTATTTCTAACTAGAAACGCGTCTATTTCAGCCTGATCTTCCTTGGTAATGGGGGCTGGCTCTGCTACTGTTGGGATATCAATATTAGCTTGTGCTATTTTTTGATACTCTTCATCAGCCTTATTGAACTCTTCTAAATCTGCGTTCTCTATGGCTTCTTTCCTTTTAGCGGCCGCTAGTTCTAGTTCTTTTTGTTTATTCTGTTCTGCGAGTTTTCGAGAGTATTCAATATTTTGTTTTAATAGCTTCTCTACTTCTCTGGCCTTACGATTGGCAGCTTCCAGCTTGTCATATAAGGGCTTTTGTTCTATATACTTTTCTGCGGATTTAAATAACGCAGGTTCTCCTTTAAATTCTTCTTCTGGCTTCCAGCCCATTTCCATTGCTTGTTTTTCTACTTCCGTATACTCTCTTACTGGTGCTGCTTCTACTGCCTCAGTAACCGCAGGCACTGCTTCTGGTGTTTCTACTATCGGGGTACTCGACTCTTCAAGTTGTACTTCGTCTGTCATATTAACCTCTTTGGTTAGTTTTTAATTACGGCTAAAATATCATCATCATTTAGTATGATGTAACACAGTCCTGGCTCTCCTACCCATTCTCCTTTAATTTCTTTTCCTGAATAACGAGTAAAAAATACTCGATCTCCGATTTGACACCATTTACCAGATTTAATGTCATAAGCCTCAGGTCCCATACCTACTACGTAGCCTTGTTGGGCTGCTCTGGCTTCTTTATCAAACTTAGCGTCTCTTTCTAACACCATCCCCGTCGCTGCGTGGATTATGTTTCCATCTTTAAATATTTCTCCTGGTTTTAAATTTAGATTAACTTCTTCCTCTGATATTTTAACTAGTACCCTATGTCCACATACTTCAATTTTACTCATCGTCTAATTCCTCCACCTCTGTGTAAAAATCTTCGTCTAGTAAATCTTGTATTGCTCTTAAATATCCTTTAACGTGTGCTAGTTCTTGTATATCACTGGGTAGTATTTCATGCTTCAAAGCTATTGCCAGCAGGCGGTTGTGCAGGTTGGGCACCGTCTTCTGGTGCAGGTGGTGCAGCAAGGCCTTCGTCACTGGGTGCTCCTGCCATTGGTGCAGGTTCAGTTTGTTCATCTTCTACCTCTGTAGGTTCTGGAGCTTCAACGCCATTCATCTTGGCATCATGTTCCAGTTGTTTATCGTGCATTTCAGCTTTATTAGATTCCTTTAAAGAGTCTAATTCTAATCTTAAAAGGTCTAATTCTTTCTTACCTACGGCTACTTCTGATTGAGCTAATGCTAATGTTGCTTGTGCTCTGGTTAACTCTATCTGAGCATCTTTCATTTCTAGTTCTTTTTGAAGACTTGCTTGCTCCATCTCTAGTTGCATTTCCTTAACACGCATTTCAGATTCTTTTACTGTACCGTCAATCTGAACTTGCATCATCTTAGGATCAGGAGGAGGAGGTGAAGGCTCTTGTACTAGATTCTCAATATTAGGGATGTCAGCCTGCGTTAATACACGCATTAATATCTCTTTTGGATTCAACATACCACCAAATTGAGGGTCACCCGAAAGCTGCATTAAAAGCTGCATACGGGCTGTACGCTGGGTATCGGAAGCTATATTAGGATCAGATACTGGCTTAACGTCGTAAGACCCTTCTTCAAAGTCTGGAATAGTTGGATTACCTTGTTCATCCATCCCTATTTCAACGGCTTCATCTAATACGTTTTGATACTCTTCTGGGGATAAAAACAAACGGTTAAGTCTGTAAATCTTTTCAAATTCTTTTTTAAATGACCAGTATTGACGTCTCATGATAGCCGTAAACACCTTTAAGCCCTGCTCCACCATGGCTAACATTGAGGTAGCTGGGGAATTTTGAGTACGTTCATTACCGCTTAAAGCATCTGTAATACTGGTTAGCTTATTGGTATGTTCTACTAAGAATTGTAATAATTGGAACAGAACAGGAGAAGGCTCTTTATAATCCAAAGGCAGGATGTTTTGTTTTAAATCCATCCCAAAACTATCTACTACTTTCCATTCACCGCCATTAAACTCCATATTACCTGACTTTAACTTAGCACCGGAACCTATAAACCCACCTTGTAAGGATGCTAATGTACCTGAATCCATTAAAAGATTTAACAAGGAGTTCATGGTTTTGTTCATGGGTAGCAACAACGTACCAAAGCCCATGCTATAAAAGCTTCCGTCTGGGGAAGGTATAAAATGATAATCCGTGAAGTATTGTATTGGATCGATACAGATTACTTTATTATCTTCTGTATAAGTAATGTCAGATGGGTTGTATCGCGCCACAATACGCAGAATCTTGCCACTTGCTTCATGAATCGTGACAACATAAGGCTCTTCATAGCCATCTTCATCCAAATCCAGCCATCTATGCTGTTCCTGGATCATATGCTCTGGTAGCGTATCTTTTTTGTATTCTATGCCAGATTGTAAGCTATCTATATCCACGTCACAAAAAACACCGGCTCTAATCTTAGATACGATGTCATTTTGAGACATAACAAACCGATGTGTCACTCTATGAGCCTGTTCTAAGCTTTTAGCGCCATTGTTAATGATGATTTCATCGGGTAAACATACTTCGCTAGATATCTTTTGTTTGGTGGGAGAAAAAAATGTTTTACGGAACATAGTCCCCACAACTGGTAGACTTAATAGAAGACTATCCGTACCTTTCTCCCAATCGTTAGATTGGCAGAGTAGTTGGTATGACATGAAAGTACTAACCCGTCTAGCTCGGGCTGTTTTGACCCCTTGCGGGTCTTTACCAATTACTTCTGCCAGCACGACTTTTCCATTCCTGATAATTTCAGGATATGTACGCGCATTAAATTGTAGGGCTGCCGTTGAAATCAACGGAAACATGATGTTAGCTGAATTCTTTCTAGGCCAGTCTTTGGGTTTTGATTTTAACTTAGCTAAGTCAATTGCTTCTTGTGCTGACTGGAGCCATTCATGGCGACTGGAGATATCTTCTTGTGTTCCCATTAAAACTTTATGAGATATCTCGTTTAATTTATCTTCATCCAAATCCTCAGATATATTAACCGATCTCATTAGTTTTAAAAGTTTATCTTTTGGCATTATTAATACCCTGTTAGAGGATCACGTTTTCCTGATGAATCTTCATAGTAAGAATCATCAAATTCTTCTGGGATCACTTGTTTAATTTTAAAACCTGTACGTATTCCGTATCGAGCTGCGTCCATTAAGTGGTCGTCTTGCTTTCTAATTCGACCGTCTTTGTCATATTGATACATTCTGAATTCATTTAAAAAATTAACACAGGTTTTAAATACTTTAAGTCTACCTGTACTAAATCTTTGTAACATGTCTAAAATACCGGCAGTAACTGCGTTGTCTGCTTTACAAATGTTTAGACCCATGTTATGGTATTCTACAAACAGTTTATCTCCATCTTTTTGGGTTGGAGTATTTGAAGCTGGGTCAATAGCAATGGGTATCCATTTACCTCTAGCTTTTATTGCTTCCGCATGTATAGATGCTTCTGCGTAGCCCCTGTAGTATTCTCCGTAAAGATATATCACATCATTAGTTTGATCATAAGCAAACCAAGCACAGGCTGTTCTTTTCCATCCTACGTCAAATCCTGCAAATCTTGGCCAATGCAATGGTAAGTCTATTGGATCACAAACTATATCTTCTTCAGCTACTGGGAATACCGCTCCTGCTCCCAATGTGGGCATACCTTCTGTTCTAGCGGTAAGTTCCCACGGTGCGAATGAATCCCTCATTCTAGCTTGTTCTTCTAACGATAAGTGGGGAATCTCCCCATCCCACTTCTTACCTATACAAAATCTGTACTTTGAAGCCTCGTTATTTTCGGGTATCTTCAAATTAGGGCAGAACATTTTATAAACTTCTGATACCCCGTGTAAGGGTGTAAAAGTTGCCACTACGTGTCCTTGAGTTGTGGCCGTACGCGTTAAACATTCCGTGTATATATCTCTGGGAGGCTCTTCGTCGAAGTGTACCCAGTCAATCGCGGCACCCATGAAACTATCTATGCCCTGCTCGTGTGTTTTAAAAGTACACACGCTTAAACCATCTTGTCTGCCATTTTTATCGAAATGTTTACAATAAAACATCTGCCTGGCACCGGGAACCTGTGGTTTAGAAGTTGGTTCCCCTTCAATCATTTTTTTGGGTATTAACCCCGTCCCTTCTTCGTGTCTTGGTCCAAGTAAGTGCTTTTGGACTGAATCTATCATGGCCGTAGCAGATACACCTACTACCCATGCCAATATGGGCTTTTCAAATCTTTTGCCTTCCCACCAGCTAGGATATAATCCAGTTAAGTGTAAGGCAGTTTCAAAAGCTGCTGAGAAACTTTTACCACTACGGTTAGATGCTACATAACCCCGTTCGTTATACTTGGCTCCTGCTGCAAATAACTTCATTGCTTCTGGATACTTGTCCCTGGCGTATTTACCAGTTTCCGGGAACGTAAAATCGAGACGCGAGTACTTTTCTCTGTACTCTATCTCTGATAGAAGTGCTAGTAGTTCTTCTTGTTCCTGTCTATCTGACATATATCCTCAAAGAGGACTGGAGTGTAAGCGCGTGGTGGCCAAGAGACTCCAGCCGTGTTGAGAGTATAGTACCATACTTTTACAAATAAGTCAACTACTTTTTATTCTTTGTTGTGCTTTTCTAATCGAAGCCTTAATTCTTCTTGGAGCTGTTCAGAGGTGAGTTTCTGTATGTCGGTGTTAGAAAGCTGTCCAAAATTGAAGTTAACCGTCTTATTGCCGGTATCTTTTTCTCCTGCACCCCAAGTTTCTCTAAAATTACGTTTCATGAAAGCCATGTAGAGGTTCGTATTGAAAGATTTAGCCCCTATTCCTGCTAAACCCATCTTACCTAGGTTCTCCCACCATGTTTCACAGGCTATGAGACCCCAATCATAGGCTTCTTTGAAATCTTTGTGTTCTTTTATCCATCGATAGAACGTATCTCTGGATATTTTGAGTGCGTGACACACTTGTACGGTCTTTCCACCCTGTTCCATGACGTCTAGCATGGTTTTTATGCAATCTTTGGAGTATCCAGAGGGTCTTCCTGCTGTTTTTTCCTCTGCCGGTATCAAAACACCCTCTATAGGCTGCAAACCTTCTTCATTTTTCTTGTCTTTTGACATAAATCACCAGTAATAAAGGTAGGGCTTTTTGTAATCTGGGAATGATAAGTCCAATTCAGAGTCTTTTTGTACCAATTTACACATAATTTTTGACCTAACCCGTGCTGGACGGGTCATGTACTCTCTTATGAACCACCCTGGGGAGCTAGCATAATCAAAATAAGCCCAGTTAGGTACATCATACCGCTTATCCCAGGGTGTGAATGGCTCAAAACTATCCTTTTTTACATAATCATCCCAATATTTTTTCCAAAAGCGTTTAGAACGCCCATGATGCCTTGTTCTACTCATCTATTTAAATACTCTATAGCTTTTTTTAATAATACTGTACTATCTTTAAAATTACCTATACCTAAATTACAACTGGTACATAATAACCCTCTGATTTTTCCTGAATTGTGCTCATGATCTACTGCCAACCTTTGAATATCTCCGGTAGACCTATGAATCTTTGTTTCAGGGTTTCCACATATCTTACATAACCCATTTTGTATACGGTACAAATTCCCATATTCCTCTGGAGTTATTCCAAATCTCCTTTTTAACTTTGTAGTTCTACTAGAATTCTTTCCACTTTCTGTTCTTTGCCATTTTAATTTACGCTCATAGCAACATTTACGGCATTCCCGATTATATTTTTTAGTTTTAGTTGATTTTAAATAAAACATTGTACAGGGCTGACTTATTTTACATGCCCTACACACAATTTCATTTTCCATTTGGGATAACCCCCTTAAGTCTCTCTACCGTCCTAAAACCGCCAAACCCTAACATAGTACCTAATATACCCATTACATAGCTTGTATCCAAAACAGGTAATTGAGGTACTGGGTGCCCTGCTACCGTCAATACAAACACTATCATAGGTTGAAATAGATAAGTCCAGGCAAATATAGCCGCGCCTACCCAAAGTATAGCAGGTCTAGCCCCAGATACCCATATACTTGGGTTGCTAGCCTCCGCTACATTAACATCTAATTGTTTAAGCGCTAATTCTTTTTCAGTAAGCATTTGCTGCAGGGCTACCTGAAAGGCTTGCTTCTGGGCTTCTGTCTTATCGGGAAATATTCGGTTAACTATACCGATAACCCCTTCTATGATACCTGTAATTGGGTCTATTGCCATGTTATTCTTCTCTAGTTACTACTTTAGCTCCGCAGGGTAGCGTCATGCAACGTGTACGCAAAACCCAACTAATATCACCATCTGCATCTATTTGCTTCTCCAATGTAGGCGGCACTCTCCATTTGATTACAGCAAAGCTCTCTTTGGTTAATTCCTTCACTAGCTCTTGAGCAAAATGATCAGTCATCCAGGGTACTAAACATTCATGTTTGGTGCGGATTGCGTATGTCTTGTAAGCTTTCTTTGTGACGTTCCCGTTAATGTCTTCTATCCATTCATGGGAACCTATACCAATCTTTGGATCATGTTTAGCCCCTGGTAAGAAGTCTTCAAATAAACCTTTTTCAAATGATTTGATTTCTGTTCCTTCTTCATTATGGATTGACATGGTTATGTCCTGTGTTTGTAATCGGTTTCATAAAACCCACCTGAGTTGAAGATGGTGACCCCAGAAGACACTACCTTCTCTAGTGTATCTTTACCACATGCTTCGCAGGTTACTAATGCTTCTTCTGATAAAGATTGTAGTTCTTCTGTCTCTTTCTTAGTTTTCCTCAGTAGTTTATTCTTCTTGACAATCCATAAAAAATATGTTATAGTACGCAAGTCATCGTGAAGATGGCAGGACAAAGGTATGGGCTGGCTTCTTACCCAGCGAGCATTCAAGGATGATGTAACGGATGTAGGACTCAAGTGATACAGAACGCCGGACTTCGAGAGCCGGGGAACTGAACCAAAGTAATAGATACACAGGGGTGACTCCCTGGCCTACTAACGGTAGGCATAATAGGTACCGTGTAAACTGCTCATACCCTTGCTCTTCCTAGAGGTCGTCTCTTTTGTTGAGACTCCCTTAAACAAAGAAATACTTTATCTTTATCTTTTTTTATTTTGTTTTCTGTGGGTCGCTATACGCTCCCAAAA